GCAAACGTAGTCGTTACCTGAATCAGTATCAACATCGGATTACCTGGACCTCTATTGGCTACTCCCAAATCCAACACATTCGTTGAATCTGCAGTCGTGGTTAATGCCTGATCGTCTGAATATAAATTCTCTTTATCAAGAATCATAATTATTCTCCCTAAGTTCTAAGGATTAATACTAATAAAATAACCCTTATGATTCCCATAAGGTTGTCATAAGGTTAAAACTATGTTACCTGTGCTTCTGTTTGTGTAAGACCATCTACTCTTTTAATTGGTATGCCCTGAAAGGTCATTACACGGTTAGGGCCACCAAAGTCCTGGAATGACAGTTGTACGTTAGCTTTTTCAACAGCCTTCTTTGTGAGTGCAGTATATACAACACGGTCACAATACCATACGAGTCTTCCACCTGAAAGATTTTCCATCTTAGCGTGCATACCGTCAATCATATCGTTGATAAGGTCTGCAGACGAATCTGAGCCACTACCAATAGTAAGCAGGGCGCTTACGTCAATATTTGCGATTCTTACAACGTGCCTCCAATCCCTAACCGAAAGACCGACTTTCCATAAGTAACGAGTCTGATAAACCACTCGCTTACCACCACTAGAGTCTGTTTCGGTCTGAACGCCCATATCTTCATGCTGCAGTCCAGCAGTTGTGCCTTTTGGAAAGAAAGCATGAGTGTGGTTATCGGACCATTTAATCAGCCACATTGAGGTATTATCAGCACCAGAACCGCCAGCGTCTATAATCTGTCCGCCATTATCGGCGGATGTGTCACCAAATCTAGGTGCAAGACCTAAAAATTCTTCTGGATCGGTATCTGTGTTGCCATAGAACAATGTCTGTACAAATTCGTGATTCATAGCCTGAAAGAATGCCTGATCTTCGGAAAGCCTGAGAGCTGCTACATCGCCACCTAAGTCTCCCAAATCTTTGTCAAGAATTGAGAATGCTTCAAGGATGCCTGCTGTATCGTCAACCTGTACGGTTGTTGATTTAGATGGTGTGGTGTAACCATACAGCTTTCTCCATGTGGTTGAGGGAAGACCGCTTCGCATTGTGGTCCTGTGGCCAGTTTGCGTGTTTCCTTCCAACACAACCATGTCTTGCATAACTTCATTCGTTAATGCAAGCAACTCGATTATCGTAGCGATTTTTTCGCCATTAGGATCGAGCCGTTTGACTTTATCTGCAATATTCAGATAAGTCGTTCCTACTGTTGCCATGATATTCCTCCTACGTTAATTTAGGCAATAAAAAAGGACATAGTACGAGGAGTCGTGGCTCCACGATGCCATGCCCTTTAATATCACCAGCAAATAAAAACTGCCTCTACTTATCCTTTCGAGTGAGAAGGATAAAGTATTTCCTTTGCTTCCTTCGGTGTTGTTTTCCCTGCTGCACCGCTACCGAAAGAAAACGAATCTTCACCTATTTTTTCACCAACTACCATAAATGCTTCTACGAAAACAGGGTGGTTTCCAAGCCCTGTACTGTCTAAAAGCTCTGGAAGTCCTTTTACATTCAACGCTTCCATGCCTTTCTTGGCGACAGCAAGATTTTCATTTAGCTTATCACCAGTCTCCCCTACAAACTTTACATTTGATTTTACTTCCTTTACCCAGCCATCCATTTCGGCCTTGTGTGCCGCAATCTGGCCTTTGTTCAATTCAGCCTGCAGATTAATCAGACCCTGAGTCTGTTCGGCCGACATCTTATTATCATTAACAAAACCAAGGAATTTCTCTTGTATTTCTTCATTTATCTGTGCACCTTCGGGGAATTTGAGGTCTTCGGCCGTTACTAATTCTGGGGCACCCTCTTTCTTCTTTTTATCCTCTGGCTCTTCAGGAGCATCTTCGGTATCTTCGGCTTCTTCAGCTTCCTCGTCTTCGGTACCTTCTCCTGACTGTTCGGCATAATCACTTTCGACAGGGTACATGGTTTCTTTCGCAGCTTCTAAATCTGGTTCAGTATTCTCTGCCTTAGCCCCAGTATCTTCTTTTTTTTCTTCCTCACCCATCATTTTCCTCCTCAATATATTTATGTTCAGCAAACATCATTTCATGCTTATCTGGACACGCGGATAATATTTTATGTAACAATCGCAATCCTATCCTTTTCATGCCCGAATTTCTCGCATGAACATATGGATTATCATTGAATCCATCTTGATACACTCCGCAATCTGCCAACATTTCCCATACAAAATGCCTGCCTGCCTTTAAGCCCATTACTTCGTTTGTGGCCGCAATATCATACAGAGCATCGGTTTTTGCTGATTCTCCCTGTTCTTTTACCTCTTTACTTTGCTCTTCAAACCCTGAGTCTTCTTTCATGTTACGGAGGTGCTACGCCTGTAAGCTGTTCAAGCATATTACCAGTACCAACTGGTGCATTCGCAAGATCTTTAGCTGCCGATGCCGCCGTTGCGCCTGCCTGCATGGCAAGCTGGGCATTAGCCTGCTGCTGTTTTGCCATTCTTACCTGATTTACATCTTTCTCGGACCTTATGATTTCAGCAGGCACATCAAGCATCCCCGCCGCTTCATTTACGGCTCGGTCAAGATCCAGCTTATCTACTACGCTTGGATCTATACCAGCCCAAAGACCGACAAGGCCAGTTAAACGCTCCATAGCACTTATAGCCGCCGCCTTCTGAGCTTTTGCCAGAGTAGATATATATTCAACTTTAACATCTTGTTCCATCAGGTCGTGTGGCGGTTCTGGTAATACATTCGCCGCTTCGGCCAAGCTAAACACTCTATCTATTAACGGGTTGAGAAATTCTTCGTTAAGGCCTTCAAGAACAGGCCCCAACATAAGCAACCGCTCTTTATCTATTTGAAAGGCAACTTCAGCCTTCATATCCTGCGGCCTGTCATTAGCCAGTATACTCAGGAACAGATCCACAAAATAACTCCTGTTGATCCGCCTCTCTACTTCCTTGTTATCTTCTATAATTTCAGCAAGGGGTACGCGTACCTCATACATCGGCTTTACGCCTTGGCTCTGATTAAAGGTGCTGAAGAACGTAACCCCGCCAGGAACATTCATAATCCTCTGGTTCTTTAGATCTGCTGGCGCTTGTAACGGAGGGTTCATGTTCCTGTCAAGACCCTTTGCCTTTTTAAATGCTCCCGTCTGTAACTGCTTTGCGTCACCGAGGGCCAAGATCCCAGGCTGATCGGTGCCATACGGATCCGAACCGTTTACGGACCATCTGGGAACAACATACGGAAAAGTATCAAATCCCGATATTTTCAAGAATGCAGGGTCATTTGTACAAGATTCCTCCTCATAATAAACGCTTCTATACGCCTTATTCTTTGCGTCTATCATATTCGGAACGCGCTCATCATTTGGCTCAACCGCATGAATCACCTTGATCAGATCATCTGGATTGTCCTTCCTGGCCATATCCCTTACACGCTGGGATACATTCCTTTCGCCAAACTCTTCCAACAGCTCGGCGGCAGTTTTCCAGATCCTCCTGTACAATACATCTATTACTTTTCTCTTATTGGAAGCAATCCAGTATTCACCGACCGTATAAGTATCAAACCTTGCCACATCTTCAAAATCGGCCTTTATCGACATGGGGGCGGTACCGAACGTTCCAAGCTCAAGGTACAATACCGCCGCCTGTGAATAAAAATTAGATTGATTAAATATCTGATATAGCCTCTGCTCAACGCCGTTCAGGTAAATCCTTACGTCAGCACGCTCCATTAACGATTTATTGTTCATGGAAAGCCTGAACCACGGCCTGGAAGGGCTTGTTATACCAGCATTCATTCCAGCGGCCAGAGTCCTGGCGGAGAGGGCGGGATTACCGTTATAAATCTTTGCGTCCATCCTCTGCCCTTCCTTGCCTCTATCTTCGTCGAAATTACCGCGGTTAGGAACCTGATAATCTCTTATATCTTTCAATGCCCCTTCATGCGGCCTTCGCTTATTCTTTAGGCCTGCGAGCCTTATATCAAATTTTTTTCTCTCTTCGTATGCCATATTTATAGCAATAAAAAAAGCAAGGTGTCAGAGAGTCGGCTCCGACTAGCCTTGCTTTCTTATTGCAAAACAAACCGATAGGGGGTTTATCTACCAGCTTATTTGGTTTTAACGCTTTTTTTAAAGTTCAGTCAATCCACATCATATCAAGCCCCCAAAAGTGTTTTCTTTTGACCGCTTGTTGTTGCCAACAGCCCACTTGGGCCAGTAACTAAAGTGCCGCCCCTTGTAGATGCAAATTCCTTCGCTTTATTCCTCAATTCATCACTCTCAGCCTTCTTGGCACTTGCAGTTGCCGACTTCGGCTGTGACGGAGTTGGAGGAGGCGGCGGAGGAGGAGGAGGCGGAGGAATACTTGGAGCACCACCACCACACATATTGTATTCTCCTCAATAAAAAGATATAAATATTGTAAAAATTACCCTAATACATAATAACTAGATTTTCATTTGTCAAGTTATTTTTTCCCACTATTCACGGTTTCCGTGTCATATATATCCCACGTATCGACTATCTTCCCCATACCATCGTTCTTTATTCCCACCCGCGGGGCAACATCATAAGCAAAGGTGAATGCCAGCGCGGAGGCAAAATCGGGAGACGGCAGATTTCTCTCTTTCATCGAATCCACACTCTCCAGCACCTTCTTATTGGTTGTAGGGGTATATGCATAAGTCGGGGAGGAAAGGTCTTCCTTTAGTTGTTCGTGGTCTGGTATGATTCCTCCTGCCGTCAACCACTCATTAACCTTATCCCACATCTCGACTCGTTTATTTAAATATAAATCTTTTCTATCCGCGGAAGCACCAGAATCCACTTCAAGAACGTTCCAGCCTAACTGTCTCAGGCGATCTATCACTCCTTGCCCTCCCCCGACATCAATAAAACAGGCATCCGCGCCCCATCTTTCCATCTCGCCCGCGACTATCCCAGCAACCGTCATATTATCTTTCTTGTTTATTTCTATCGGTTCGTGTGCAAACAACCCCTGTCTTTTCTGTATAACGGTCGCATCGTCACCGTAACGTGCGACATCCACCCCCATAATCTTTGCGGAACCCTCAACATCTTTCATTTCTATAAGACGGCCCGCTGCAGTCTCAACGGCGGCGTACCCTATAAGCTGGTCAGAACCCGTACGGGGAAATTGCCCTTTAACCTCGACACGGGCAACGTCGCTGTCCTCTCCGTGCTTTTTGATAAGTTTCTGGTAAACGGCCTTATCCGTTCCCTCAACGTCTCTGGCATCTATATTCCTTGTACGCCAGAACTCTTTATTTTTATGAAAGCATTGAAAAAATTCTCCCTGCGGTCTGCGGGGATTAGAGAACGTTATCCAAAATCTCATATATATCGGCTCCGTAAAGAACCCCTCCGATACATCCCAAATCGATTTAGGTATACCAGATCCTTCATCCATTATCAGGATTATGCCGTTTTCGTTATGAGCACCCGCAAATGCGTCTGGTGTCTCTTCGGACCACAACTGAGCCTGGGCGTAGTAATATGCGGTATCGATTCCAGATTTTGCGATACTCAGCCACGAGACGGGTCTGAGTGCGGTTGCCGTACGCTTGAACCAATGACTGTTTATGCCCAGCGTAATCCATTTACCAAGCTCTGGCCATGTACGGGAAAGGAGTTGTTGTTCTGTATTTGCGGTAAGAATCACGGTTGAGCCTATCTGGGTTGACTGTGCCCAATGGGTAATCCAAGATACAAATGCGGATTTACCCACTCCCCTGCCCGATGCGATCGCAAGGTTGTAAGGTAGGGGGGCTTCTCCCCTGTTTATCCTCTGCTGGTTCTCCAGATTATGCTGACCGATCTTCTGAAGCTCTTCTCTCTGCCACTTACGGGGGCCTGTTTTGTTGTGCAGGGGTGTGCCCGTCACTCCCCACGGATAGACAAACATTACAAACTTCTCTGGATAGATCATAATATCGGGGGAGAGTATTCGATCGACAAGTTGTAATTCCTGTTCGGAACTATATTTCATCCCTTCTGTCATTTATGCGTACGCCCTCGTAATATTTTCCAAATCCTCTAGTTCGTAGCCTTCATCCTCCAGCCCGCAGTCTTCATGTATTTCGTGCCAGTTCTTGTTCGGTATCAGCATTTGAACGGGAGAATTAGCGCAGAAATAAGTGCGCTGCGCCTTTGCATATTCCCCTGTCCACATCTGCTCATGATAAGGACATTCACGACAATTATCAACTATAATAATTTTCCTCACGGTAATTTTTTCCCTTCTTCGATCAGTCTTCTGGAATAATACATTCTCGCATCATCCACTTCTCCGAGCAGAAGCGAGACGGAATGGGAATGCCGCGGTTCGGTCGCAGCGCTGCACAACCTGAACCTGGGGCCGTTAATAAGAGTACCGCTCTCTGGCATTTCCTTTACGATTGCATAGCCCAAACATAATAAAGCATCAAGCGCATCCATAGAATCAATCCTCTTCATCTTTAAGATTAAGACGCTTCCACGCCCTTCTATCCATGTATCTCATAGTCAGGATAATCATAAGCGCCAGCCCTAATATTACGCCTATGACCCCATACAGTATCATCATATTATTTTTCCATTGTGTGCGGATGTTTGCCTATTTTCATCCGCCAGATAAAAATATCATGTTCCACATTGGCGTTAATACGCCTGTAATTGCCAAGGTGCCCGACAAGAAGATGACAGTTGATTCCATACTTTTTATTCTCGCATAATGTGGCCAGGTTATCACTTCTCAACTCCAAGTCGGGAATAAGGTAAAAAGGTACTACATGATGAACTTCTATCTTTTTTGTTGAGCCGCAGACAGAACATCTGGGGTTTTCCTTCAGAAATGCCTTACGCACCTTCCTCCACTTAGAAGAGCGTCTAGCGCCCTTTGGGGCCTTACCAGCAATCCTATCGGTTAATATTCCGACCAAACTTATCATTGAGAATCCATCTTCCTGACCATAAAGCCGCCTATATTCGTATATTCTTCATGTTTCCTTAATTGCATTCCCGAAATTACTACTGGCCACTTCCACTCTTTTATACCGCACGCTTTCCTCAAATCTTCCCTTTCGTCTGGATCAAGGTACATAACGTTCGGATGCTTCCCGTGCCGCTTCGTATATTTAATCTTAAACTCGGCTATCTTGTATAAAATACTCTTTTTAGTCGGAGATAATGCTCTTATCATCTTTCAAACACTTTCACCAAGGTTTCACCAGAAAAACACCAGAATTCAATTCACTCAACTTCATACATAACAACCTCTTGTAACACCAGAAAAAACACCAGTTGTGTATCTTGATTTGTTAGCAATACCTATTAAAATATTTTTTTCCTGTCCTTCGACTTGACGTTACGTATCCTGGCAGAAGCCTTGGCACTTGCCTTCGTCTTTCCGCGCCCTACCGCTTTACCCGTCTCTTTCTTAATAATCACCTTACCGCTGGTTATAAACGTCATTTCAGCCCTCCACTTCGATCGTTTCCGATAAATCCGCATTAATCAAATTTATATCTCCCCCAAAATCCGCAGGCGTAAATTCATTACTCGGCGTACCTTCCGTAAGCAAACCTAACCTCTGATATGCCTCCGCCACAAGCTCAGAACAGAAAAGACTACTCAAATCCTCTTCGTTCTTACCGAAAGGCCCGTCATAAGCCGATTTCAGCAACTCCAATTTACTCCGTTCATACGGCCTACCCTTAACCTCCCGCCTGAACTCCATAAGCGCCATAGTATCCACCGCCTGATATTTATCAAAATAATTGAGCCTGCGTATCCCAACCCTACCATCATAAACCTTCAACCTCTCACTTAAAGGCACTAACTGCACCCCCTGACGCGCTTCACCACTCTGAATATCCTTGATCTTACTCAAAGTAGTCGACTCCCATAAAAGAAGCATATTCCACTCAACAAGCCTTAATACCATCCCAATATGACTCCACTCCGACTTCGTAACCCACTTTATAAGACCACTTATCCTGCCCTTACCTGAAAATAATACTATATCCCCCGTATCCAAAGTATCCCTTATATCCTCATATTTCATCTTTTGCCCCTCATAAGGAAATTAAAAAAATTAGAGCGCGTAGGTACTTGGAGGGGGGGGGGAGCCGCCGATTCCTCCCCGCCCCCCAGGTTTGAAATTCGATTCATAATTCGGACCAGATTTGAAACCAGGCCCGCAGATCCTGCGCCCTGTTTTGTTTTCGGACCATCTGCCATTTAGATC